AACATCGGAACTGACACGAGCGCGCAAGCGGGGAGCCCCAATGATTTCACGGCGTGACATCGGATCCGTCGAGCAGCGCGTCGAGGGCCGCACGCTCTCTGGCGTCGCGGCCGTCTACGGCGCTCAGTCGCAGACCATCAGCGAGGGAGGCCGCACATTCGTCGAGCGGATCGCGCCTGGCGCGTTCGGCGATTCGGTCCGCGGCGACATCAAGCTCCTTTACAACCACGACCCGTCGATGCCGCTCGCGCGCTCGCGCTCGAGCACGCTGAAGCTTGAGGACCGCGCAGACGGCCTGCACTACTCCGCGGTGCTTCCCGACACCACGCTCGGCAACGACGTCAAGACCCTGCTCGAGCGCGGTGACCTCAGCGGCGAGATGTCGTTTGGCTTCTACGTGACCCGCGACGCCTGGAACGCAAAGAAGACCGAGCGCACCGTCGAGCAGGCGCGACTCGTCGAGATCAGCGTGGTCGTCGACGCCGCATACCCACAGACCTCTTCCAGTCTGCGTCGCGTTGACGCGGCTGCACTTGAAGCCGCGCGAGCGCGGCTGGAACTTCATCTTGAAAGGATCAGGCAATGGACGAGCTGAACGAGATGCACAAGACCGTGCACGAGTACCGCAAGACCCTCGAGGGCTTCGCGGCGCGCAAGGATGCGCAGACCCACGAGATCACCCGCGCCGGAAGCGGCGAGGAGCGCGAGAAGATCGCGCGCATGGACGCTGACCTGGACGCAGCCGAGCGGCTGATTCAGCTCCGCGCCATGGAGCGCAAGGCCCGCGAGGAGACGCGCGCGCAGTTCGACTCGCGCCCTGCTCCCGGCGGCATGGACGTCTCCTCGACCGAGTACCGCAACCGTTGGGTCGGCGCGCTCGTGCGCGGCGACGTGGCGGAGATGCGCGCGCTCTCGCTCTCGAGCTCCAACGCAGGCATCCCGACCGACATGGAGCGCCGCATCGTCGAGCGACTTCGCCAGGAAACGGTGATGCGTCAGCTCGCGACGGTCACGCAGATTGACTCGAAGCGCACCATCACCATCGAGAATGCGCTCCCGACCACGGCGCTCGTGACCGAAGGCAGCTCGATCACCGCGAGCGATCCGTCGTTCTCGACGGCGATCAGCGTGGTGCCGTACAAGTTCGCGACCCGCAACACGATGTCCCAGGAGTTCATCGAGGATGCGATCGGCATGACCGGCATCGGCGGCGGCCTCAACTACGTCGCCGACCGCTGCGCGAAGTCGATCGCGCTGTCGCAGGAGGATTACCTGACGACCGGCACGGGCAGCTCGCAGCCGCAGGGCATCGCGGGCGGCGCCGTCACCCAGATCGAAGACATCGGAGCGGGCGGCTCTGGAAACTCCTTTTCCGACGACGCGACTGGCGACACGCTGATCAACGCGGTTCACCGCATTTCTCCCCAGTACCGGACCGGCCCGAAGTTCTCGTGGGTGCTCCACGACACCGTCGTGCAGTCGATCCGCAAGCTGAAGACCGGCAGCTCGCTCAACGATTACATCTGGAAGCCGACCGACAACGGCGGCATCGCCGACGGCATCCCCGGCACGATCTACGGCATCCCGTACCGGATCAACGCGTACATGGGGACCGCCACGACGACCACCAACGGCACGGTCGTCGGCATCGTGGGCAACTTCAACTACTTCGAGATGTTCGAGCGCACCGGCATCACGTCGATGCTTGATCCGTACAGCGCCGCGAGCACGCACCAGGTGAATCTCTACCTCTACACGCGGTGGGATTCGAAGGTGATGCTGCCCGAGGCGTTCGCCGCGATCACCGTCTGATCTTGCTCCCCGGGGGGCGCGCGGGAAACCGCGCGTCGCCCCTTTATGGCCGCGCTCCCAATCCCGCTCGATGTGCTCCGCACAAGGCTCCGCGTCGAGGTCGAATCAGACGATGTCGACCTCGCGGTGCTGTGCGTCGCCGCCGGAGAGATGATCGAGCGCGAGACGGGACTCGGACTGCAGGCCGTCTCGCGCACGCAGTCGATCAGGGAGTTCTCGCGCTTCATCCCGCGCGTGCAGCCCATGAGCGCAGTCACGCAGGTCCGCTACTACGACCTCAGCGGGGTGCGCCAGACGCTGTCGGCGACCGACTACTGGATCGACGACACCGAGCCGCTGTACGCGCTCGAGTTCGACACGACGGTCGTCGCCAAGGAAAACACCACCATTGAGGTCACCTACACGGCAGGCTTCACCACGGTCCCGCAGGCGCTGCAGCAGTGCATCGTCGCGCTCGTCGGCGCCTGGTACAACAATCCCGAAGCGCTCCAGGTCGCGCAGCTCGCCGAGGTCCCGCTTGCGTACAAGGCGATCATCGCACAGTACTCCGTGCAGGTGCCGTTCCGATGATCTCCGCCGGTCGCCTCAGGTTTGTCGCGCTGCAGAAGCTTCCGCCCGCGGCGGCAAGCTCGCTCGGCCTGCGCGGCGCGACCTGGACGAGCGGCCAGTACTTCCGCTGCGACGTCCGCGAGAGCTCGGCGAACGAGCAGGCATACGCCGACGGCGTCGCAGTCATCCGCCAGTACGAGCTGCGCGCGCGGTGGGAGACGGCGCAGTCGATCGGCCTGACCGAGTCGCAGCGCATCGAATGCCGCGGCAAGACCTACAAGATCCGCGCCATCACCAACCTCGACGAGCGCGACCGCGTCGCCGTCATCGACTGCGAGGTCGTCCAATGAGCATCGAGGAGGCCGTCCGTTCGATGCTGACCGCAGGCACGACGATCTCGCTCGTGCCGGACGCGCGCGTGACCCACGGCTACCGCCTTCAGGACTCGGCGCTGCCGGCAGTCACCTTCGAGGTGCGCTCGAGCGAAGTCGCAAGCTGCGGCTCCAACCCGATCCGCATCGCCGATCTCGAGGTGCGCTGCATCTCCGACCTCGGCACCGAGGCGATCTCGATCGCGGAACAGGTCCGCAGCGCGTCCGTCGCCGGCACCTACGGCGGCGTCTCGTTCACCGCGGTCCTCTATCAGGGCCACTACCTCGAGTCCGCGCAGCCGGGCGAGGGCGACGAGGCGTCGCCTTCGGAAGCCGTGTGCTCCATGACCATCTATTACCGGGAGTGACCAATGCCAGGCATCTCTACAGCTCTGACGGCCTTTTCTTACAACGCGCTCGCGACCACGGGCCTCGTGTCGATCTCGACCTCGACGAGCAACGACACGATCGAGACCACGAGGATCGGCGACGCACGGCGCACCTATGTCGCCGGTCAGGGCACGACCACGATCTCGGGCGAGATCTACTACGACCAGGGCGACACCGCCGCCGCGGCCATGGAGGCCGACGCGCAGTCGCCCGTTTCGCGCGCATTCGTGTGCACCTACACGACGAGCCAGACGATGAGCGGCAATGCGTTCCTGACCTCCTGGCAGGTCACCGCCGCCACCAACGACACGATCAAGGCGTCGTTCGAGCTGCAGACGACAGGCACGGTGACGATCGCATGATCAGCGACGCGCTCATGCTCAAGGACATCGAGGTGACCTTGCCGAACGGCGAGCGGGTCAAGCTGCGCCGGCCGAGCGCACTTGACTTCATCGACGCCGTCGAAATCGCATCAAGCACGCCGACGAGGCTCTATGCATGGCTTGCGTACAGGCACCTGCTCCGCGAGGACGGATCGCCCGCCCTGTCAAGCGTGGAGGCGGCGCTCGACTCCGACGGCCGGCTGATCATGGCGATCGGCCGCGAGGCCGAGAAGCTCTACGAGGAAGGCCGGGACTGAGCGAGGCCGCGCGCGTGGTCCTGCGCGCGGCCGCGAGGCGGGCTCCGATGGACCTGTCCAGGATGAGCATGGTGGTCGTGAACGTCGATCTCGAGATCCCCGACTGGCGTGGAATCAGGAAAAAACTCGATGCTCGCCGGCTACAGAATCAGCTTCAAGATCGATCCCGACCAGATGCGCGAAATCGCTAGGAGCCTGCAGGTTCTTCCTGCAAAGATCCGTAGCAAGGTGCTGCGCAATGGTGTGCGCGCGTGGGGCGACGAGGTCAAAAAAGCCGTAAAGGCAAAGGCGCGTCGCCAAGACGTTCGGACCCGCAAATCAATTGCCGTCAAGACGAAGACCTACAAGCGCGGCAAAGTCATCTGGTGCGGCGTCGGTGTGAAGAAGGGCGGACCTTACGACGTTGGATGGAAGAGCCATTTCCATGACCAGGGCTATCGCCCGTGGCAAAAGGGCACCAAGGCGGATGGCACGCCTGCCAAAAAGCCGCGGCTTTGGAACCGCAATCCGCACCCTCGCTTCGTGCCGTTCAGCTACCGCCGCGATTGGCGCGCCGGAATCCGCAAGCGGTCGCTTGGAACCGTCATCTACAAGACCCTTTACCTCACCGGCCCGGCATACAGGCTCTCAAACAAAGTGCCCGGTTACGTGGAGTACGCCGTTGCGGACGCGATAAGAGAGGAGACCAAAAAAAATGGCAACTAAGCTCCCCAACCTGGTCATTCCCGTGACCGTCCAGACGGACGGCGTCGACCGCGGCCTGTCGGCCGTGGAGCGGAAGCTGAAAAACTCGACCGCCAAGATGAAGCGGCTTGCGGAAGCCGGCGGCGCGGCAGGAGGGGCCGCAGGATTCGGCCTGAAGGCGTCGCAGGGCACGGCCCTGCTCGGAGGAGTCGGCAAGCTCGGGCCGCTCAGCGGGGCTCTAGGAGGCCTTGGAGCGGCGGGCACGGCGCTCGCGGCCCCGCTCGCCCTGTTTGGGATGGCCGCGCAATCCGTCCAGGCGCTCGCGGCCGCCACGAAAGGCGCCAATGAGGCGCTCGTTCTCTTCAAGCAGAGCGGCGAACAGACCTTCACCTCGAACAGCGAGTACCTGAAGAAGCTCGCCGCGCTCGAGTCGCAGGCGCAGATCGCTGCGGCGGGCCCCGGCATCGGCGAGGCGTTCACCGTCGCCTCGCAGCGCCCTGGCGAGAAGGGCGTCATGTCGCAGCTGTACGACTTCGCGCGCGGCGCGGCCGCGTTCGGCGGCGCCGTGCTCGGCGGCAAGTCCAACGACACCGCGCTGCTCGAGGCGCAGCTCGTGAACGCATCCGAGGCACAGGGCAAGGTCATCGCCGAGCAGCTGAAGACTCAGGAGCAGAAGCGCATGGATGTCACGTTCGGCGACCTGCTGAACCCGTTCGAGTCGATCATACAGAAGCTCGACAAGCTCGCCATTGTCATTGGGAAGTCTTAAATGCCTACCACAGCGTCATTTGAGTACACGACGATCCAGTTCTCGACGCGCGCCGGCGAGTACGGCGAGGACTCCACGATCACCGAGACGCGGCACATCCGCAAGCTGAACGGCACCGCCTTCAACATCGACACGGATTCGACGACGGCGGAAAATGAGGGCGCGTTGCCGCGGCGCGGCGACAAGGCCTATCCAAGCGGCACCGGCCTGACCTGGCAGCAGTTTGCGAGGTTTCGCGGCTACACCGTCGATCAACTCCCGAACGCCGCAGGCGCCCGATTCACGCTCAACTGGTCAAGCCGCTACGTCCTGACGCTCAGCGGTTCGCCGGTCGTGGCCTACTACGCGCTGCCGAGCAGCGTCGACTTCAGCTCGCAGGCGCGCTCGACGCGGATCTACCGCACCGGTTGGTCGACTTCGCCGCCCGCCGCGAGCGACGCCTCGAGCGACATCGGCGGCACCGCCACCATGGGCGGCAACGACGGCATGGCCTGGAACGTCGGCCAGACGCGGATCCGAATGCGCTTCGAGCAGGACGCGACCGTCGTAAGCGTGTCGGCCGCGGCCTCGAGCCTGACGGGCTACACCAATTGCATCTCAAGCGCCACGTTCCTCGGGTGCCCCGCCGGCAGCCTGATCTGCGAAGGCGTCACGGTGAACCCGATCCGCTACGAGAACTACGAGGTGACGTTCGACCTGCTCTACGACCCGTGGTACCACCACGAGCAGGTTCCGACGCTCGCCGCCGACGGACGCCCGACCAGGACGAGCAACAACCTTGCCGAGGTGAAGTGGAAACGATTGCCGCGCACCTCGACCGACTTCAACAACATCTACGCCGGCGATACCAAGCTCAAGACGATCACCGAGCGCGGGTACCCGCTGCCATGAGGTCGACCGATCCAAGGTACGACCGCGACACGGCGAGCTTCACGGGAAGGCAGCGCCAGTGGAACGCCATCCCTTCCGACGGCACGGTCCTGCTTGGCAAGATCACCGCGGCATCGGCGATCAGCAACTACCGGTGGACGTACACCTGGGACGAGGCGCAGATCTCCGGCACGACGCCTTCCGTGCGCACGGACGGCCTGACGAGCCAGACGGCGCTCAGCATGTCCGAGCTTTCAAACGGCGCGCCGCCGACCACCTATGCCTACGGCGTTCCTAGCACCGATCTCACAGGCACCTTTGTGCCGAAGCAGATTCCCGTCGGCGCCTATGTGCCGCTCTTTGCGTTCCGCAAGGCCGACGGATCGCTGCTCTGGCTTATCATCAACGTGCAAGCCATCTCAGGAGCCTGTCCATGAGCGATACCCTCAACATCGTCTACTCCAGGCAGGCGCCGGGCACATTCGTGCTCACGTACTCGGTCGGCGGGAGCGCGCCGAACCTCTCGACGGGCTACACCGCGTCGATGCGCGTCTGGCGGTCGGGACTCCCCACGACTGCAGCTGCGGACCACACCGCGACGCAGGCGGCGGGCATCACGCTCGGCACCGCGGGCTCGATCACGCTGAACTTGGTCACGATCGACACCGCGCTGACCGCCGTCGACTCGTCCGAAGCGATTTGGTACTACGCGCTTGAGGTCGTCCCGACGGCGGCCGCCGATCAGCTCGTTTGCACGGGCTATCTCGTGCGGAGGCAACCATGACAGTCGTATGGGACACCGTGCCGACCACCGTGACCGTGACGGGCCAGACAGGCACCGTGGTCTACGCCAACGGCACGACGACGGTTTCGAGCGGCACGATCGGCTCGCCGACGGGCGCGGCGGGCGGCGACCTTAAGGGAACGTACCCTGATCCAACCGTGCATCGGGTCCACGGCCGCGACATGCAGAGCGGTGAGCCGTCCGACGGCGCGATCTGGTACTACCACAGCGCGGGATCGCAGTGGCAGCACCGATCGTTAGCCTCGGCGGGAATCGCGGCCGCGAGCCACACGCACACGGCGTCGGAGGTCAGCGCCGCGGGAACCGACGGCCAGGTGATGTTCAATTCGAGCGGGTCGTTCGCCGGAGACTCGGGCTTGAGCTACAGCGCATCGACCGACACTCTGACCGTTGGATCGCTGATCCTCGGGAACGGCGAGTTCATCTCGAACACGAGCGACGGCGTGCTGCGGCTCGGCCCGAACAACTCTCCGACGAGCGGCAAGAACACCTACGCGCTCGAGATCGACGGATTCTCATGGGGCTACGGCCTGTATCTGGGCATCCGCAACCTGCAGACGAACGCCACCACTGAGAACACGATCTTCCGCAGTCCGTTCGGCATGGCTTACAACACCGAGCTTCTCTTTGGAACCGACGGCGCGTTCGGCATCCGCGCGCTCGACACGAGCAAGCGCCAGATCGAGGTCGGCACCTACACCTCGACCACCAATTCCGCGTACACGGGCTCGTTCAACCTCATGTCGCGCAGCGGACTCGGCTCGGCGAACCGAATCTCTCCGACGAACAGCTTCCCCGCGTACTACGCCTGGGCGCTCGGCGACACGAACGCCACAGACTACGCGCGCATGTACCACGACGGCACCGACGGCTACATGGGCGCGGGCCGTGGAACCATGCGCATCACCGGCGCGAGCGGCGTGCGGATCGACAGCACCTACGGATTCGGCGTGACGCCGAGCGCCGTCCAGGGAAGCTATACGGCCTTCGCCAACCCGTCGACCCTGCGTACCTGCAACACTTCGACCGTCACGCTCGCGCAGCTCGCGCAGCTCGTCGGAACGCTTGTCGAGGACCTCAAGACGAAGGGAATTATCTCAGCATGACCGTCGAGACACTCGCCGCGGTGTTCGCGCCGTTCGTTGCCGTGCTCGGCGCGTCGGCGTGGCTGCACACGATCCTCAGCGACCTAAAAAGCCAGATCGCGACCCTCACACAGCGCGTCCTGTACCTCGAGCGCGAGCTCGAGCGGATGCGCGCACATCAGGAGCACACATGAAAAACTGGAAGACCTCGAGCGCAGGCATCGCGCTCATCCTGACCGCCGTCGCCGGCATCCTGACCTCGCTCTCGAGCGGCGCGCCCGTCGACTGGGGCACCGCCGTCGCCGCCATCATCGGCGGCATCATGGGCCTCGCCTCGAAGGATCACGACGTCACGGGCGGGAGCAGGTGATCTATGCGATCGTCCGCGCGATCCTCGACTCGGTCATGGAATGGGCGGCGCGCCCTCGCGTGGTGCGCGTCGTCGGCGGCGGCCGTGCTCTGGCTGACCGGGTGCGGGCCGCGATTCGTGCCCGCGCCCGACAGCCCGATGCTGATCGTCGAGGCGAGGGGCAGCGTGAAGGTCGCGATGCAGGACGGGACTGAGCTCGTCGAGGTCGGTTGGATCGACGCGCGCGAGCTCGAGGGCCAGACGGTCGTCCGGTACGACTGGACGGCGCCGTGAGCACCTGGCAGCACCGGTGCTGCTGCGGCGGCGCGCCGTCTCCATGCCCGACGAGCGGCAGCTGCGTCTGCGGCACGAGCTACGCCGTGAGCGGCGTCAGCCTCGCATACCAGTTCCAACGGACGGCAAGCGCCGCCGCCTGCGCGTACTGCGGGCAGGGCTCATGCTACCGCCGCGAGTACCGGATCCAGATGACCGTGACGCAGGACGGCACCATGACCGTGACGCGCAGGAACGTCGGAACCGACCCGGCGGGCAACCAGTGCTGTTGGTACGGCACTGGCTTCGTCAGCATAGCGTACACCGTCGAATGGCAGGAGTACCGGGAGTGCTCGAACGCGCTCAACAAGACGTGGCCGCTCACGACGTACAGCGGCACGACCGTCGTGCCGTGCTGCGTGCATGTCACCTGCTCGACGGGCGGCGGGCTCGCGTGCGTGAAGGACTTCGGCAACGTCCGCACGTACATCCACACGCTCGACATCTGCTCGTTCCCCATTGCTTGCAACGACGTCACGGTCGCGGGCGCCATCAACGCGGACGACGAGTGCGGTGCCGTCACCTGCGATTCGGGTGCCAATTGCGACCGCGGGCCCTACTCGCTCTGGTGCATCGGCGGACAGGTGTCGCACCGCACCGCGTACAAGTGCCTGGACACGCTGACCTCGACCGACTGGGCGTGCCTGGGCTACTACGCATCGGCGCGCTGCATGGCGTCGTGCGCAGGCGTCGATGGCTCGGGCAACGCATTGTTGCCGCAGAGAATCTCGAGCACGGGGCCCTTCAGCTGCGGTCTCTACGAGGAGTGCGACGCGGGCGGCGGGACGACATGCGACACGACCCGCATGGACGGATCGTGGCTCCCGACGACGTTCGGAACGGTCGGCAGCCAACCATACGATGATCTGCGCAGCTACTGTGGCGGCGTCGACTGGGCTTCGGCAGACGCCTGCCGCGAGATCACGGTGCTGCAGACCGCCTGCGGCGCCAGGTGGACCTACTCGTGAGGCGGTGCAGGAACATGCGGGACGGCGAGTGCAGGAGCGAGCTCGCGCTGCCGCTCTACGGGTCGAGGCCGTCGCGCGGCGTTTGCGCCCTCTGCCCGCACCACACGGGGATCCGCGGCGTCGGCGACCTGGTCGAGCGGTTCACGCGCATTTCGGGCATTTCCCGCGCGTTTCCCGGCTGCCGGCAGTGCATCGAGCGCCGCGTCTTGCTCAATTCCCTAAAGCCCTTGACGGCCTGTAGCCGATTGTTACAATCGGTAACAAGCCGCTACACGCGGCAGAAGGGACAGCCATGCCAGTCAAGAAGCCAAAGCGCAGGAACAAGCGCCCCGCCGGCGGAACCGTGCGGGTGTCGGGGGAATGCCTCAGGTGCATCCGCCTTGCCGCAAGGCACGTCGAGCGGCCCAATTCGTGGGTCGTCGAGCACGCCATCGCCGAGTACACCCTCATCCGAGACCTGAACGAGAGCGCCATGCTCGACCGCAGGCCGAAGCTCGAGGTGCGGGCATGAGCTTCGGCCTTCTCTTCTTTGGCGGGATCGCCTGGGTGCTCGGGATCGTGTGGCTCTGCTGCGCCATCTGGGACTGCGACGGAGGTGATGCATGATGGGCACGGACGAGCAGTTCGAGGATCCGATCGCCGCGCTCGAGGCTCTCGTGGCGCAGTGGCAGGGCGTCTGGCGCGCCGAGCGCCGCGAGTACGAGCGCATGCAGCGCGAGGTCGTCCGGCTCAACGAGAAGCTGCAGCGCATTCGCGCGTACATCGGCGAGCAGATCTGGGAGGACGCGACATGAGCGACACACCGAGGAGCGAACTTTTATCGCTGGTTGATACCGTCGTCAGCCTAGCGAAGGCCAAGGCCGAGGTCGCCGCGCTCAAGGCCGAGGTCGCCGACCTCCGCGAGAGGCTTGACA